CGGGCCCATGCATAGACGGCCGGCGCCTCATAGCCGGTGTCGATCCCGAGGCGTGACAGGCCCATCGCCGTCCCCGAGGCGTGCAGCCAGCTGCGGCCCAAGAGACCGTCCAACGCGGACCAGGCGGCGGCGTGTTCGGGGCCGCCCTCGATGACGATGTGGTCGACGAGCCAGCTCTCCAGCCCGCGCCCCCAGGCCCAGACGTCGACCTCGATCCGGTCCTTCTGGACGTCGGCGCCGGCGGTGAGAAACAATCCGCCCATCGGCACCGTGCCGGCCGGCCAGCTTTCCCTGCGATCGTAGAGCCGCTGCCAGTCCGGCGCTTCGCCCGTCTCGACCCAGGTTTCGCCCAGCGAGGTGTTGACGAAGGTCTTCATCGCCTCGTCGCCGTGATCCTTCGCTGACAGAAAGGTGCGCACCATGGCTTCCAGACGGACCCAGGAGGAGTAGACCTCGTTCAGGTGAAAGCCGGCGATGCAGTCGAACGGGGCCTCGGCCCGCCATTCGCCCCTGCGCACGGCGGCCCAGCGCTCGGCGTCGCTCCAATGCGCGCCGCAATGGCGGCATTGGTATCGCGCGGTCTCCGGCCGGTGGGCGCCGTCCGCCTCGCGGTCCCAGCGAACCTGCTCCCAGACCAGCGTCTGATGCTCGCCGCATTCCGGGCACGGCACGAAGAAGCGGCGCCTGTCGCTTTCGGCATAGGCGGTCTCGATCCGGCTCGCGCCACGGATGGTCGGCGTCGAGACCAGGACGATCTTGCGGTTCCAGAAGGTGACGGTGCGCTTCTTCGCCAGATTGACCGGATCGCCCTCGGCGCCGGCGCTGAACGGATAGCGGTCGACCTCGTCGCACAGGAGGATGCGGATCGGCCGGCTGGCCAGGCCCGACGGCGCATTGGCGCCGACGATGGTCAGATGCCCGCCGGGAAACTTCTTGTGCAGGATCTTGTTCGACCCGTCCCGCGACTTCGGATCCGAGATTCGCCCATGCAGACAGGGCGTATCGCGCGCCATCGGCGAGAAACGGTCCTTCGACCAGGTCTCCGCATCGCGTTCCGTCGGCATCACCACCATCACCGGCGCCGGGTCCTGGTCGATGTGGAATGCAACGGTGTTGAGCAGCACCTCCGTCTTGCCGGTCTGGCTCGACGACATCACGACGACGCTTTCGACCGCCGGATCGGAGATCGCGTCCATGATGCCGCGCTGGTAGATGGCCCGCTCTGTGCGCCAGCGGCCGGGCTCGGCGCTGGCTTCGGAACTCAGGCGGCGCTTGGCGTCGGCCCACTCACTGATCGTTAGGGTCGGCGGCGGCGCCAGGATCGTCAGCGCCTTGCGCGTCGCCTGCGCCAGCCGCGTCGGCCCCTTCAGCATCAACGGCGATGGCCGGGAGGCTGGCGAGTTCCGCGAGCGCTTCGGTGATCGCGTCGCGGATCTGCGCGCGCGTGCCGGCAATGGTGGACTCCTCGTGGACGAGCGGCGCCAGCCTGTCGGGCAGGACCAGCAGACGCGCGCGCAGGCGGGCCAGCACGGCGATCCAAGCCTCCTCGACCTGAGCGGCCGGCAAGAGATCGCCGCGCCGGACAGCTGCGTCCATTTCGGCGAGATCGGCCTTGGCCTTGATCAGCCGGGCGCGCTCGACACCGAAATCCGCGGCGCCCGTCTGCGACCGCGTCGCCAGTTCGCGCAGGTAGCGCACATAGCCGCGCACCGTGCCGACGAGGTCGTAGCGCCCGCGTTCGGGGCCGGTGCGAGCTGACGCCGGGATGATCCCGTCGCGCGCCAGCTGCTGGACCCGCCTTTCGGTCAGGTCCAGGAGCCGGGCGATGACCGCGATGGGTTGGGTATTGGTCGCCATGAACGGGGGCCGCTCCCGGGCAAGATCAGGTCATGTCGGGAGCCCCGCCATCACTGCAGAAAAAGCAATGAAATGATGCACTTATCGACTTGATGAGGGCGTCGATCAGAGCCTGTATGGGGTCACCATCAAGCGCTGGAGACCGCCATGACCAGGTCCCGAAACACCGCTTCCGCCCTTGACGCTTTCATCGCCAAGAAGGCGGAGATCGACGCGATGCTGGAGCGCATCAAGGCCCTGAGCGACGACCATTTTGACACCAGCCCCGACGAGATCAATTGGGGCCACGTCGGAACGCTCAGCCACTACGCTGAACTCCTGAAGCGCATCACCGACGCAGCCTTCAAGGAGGGCGAGCACGCCGATTAGGCGCGCTGCTTCCCGCCTTCGCCCCGATGGGCTCGCCCTCGGGGCTCGGGGCAGTAGAAGGTCCGCGATGGTCGCGCGCCTCTCCTGAAGAAGGGTTGCCCCATGACCAAACTTTCCGACACACAGACGATCGTCCTCAGCGCCGCCGCGCAGCGCGCGAACATGCTGGCTCTACCGCTCCCGAAGAACCTCAAGGGCGGCGCAGCGCAGAAAGTGATCGCCTCGCTCCTCAAGCAGGGCCTGCTCGAAGAGATCGATGCCGACGCGCGCATCGACGAACACATCTGGCGCGAGACCGGCGACGGCCACGGCGTCACACTCGCGATCACCGAGCACGGGCTCGCCGCCATCGGCATCGAGCCGGAGGCCTCGCGTGACGCTGCGGAGCCGACGCAAAGCGATCACGCTGCCGTCAAGACGCCAACGAAGCCAAATGCCCGCGAAGGCAGCAAGCAGGCCCAGCTGATCGCCATGCTGCAGGGCGCCGACGGAGCAACCATCGCCCAAATCGCTGCCGCCTTCGGCTGGCAGCCGCACACCGTGCGTGGCGCCATCGCCGGGGCGCTCAAGAAGAAGCTCGGGCTCGACGTGAGCTCCGAGAAGATCGAGGGACGCGGTCGGGTCTACCGCCTCAGCCGGGTGGGTTGAGGCCATGGCTAGGATCACCATCCACGACCGTCTCGTCGCCGCCCTGCAGCACCGAGGCGAAGCGATCATCGCTGATGCGCGCTCGACCCGCTACACGGTCCTCACGCGAACGCACCGGGAAACCGGCGAACAGGTCGGCTTCTATTTCGTCGGCCGTGCCGGCGCGCTCCGGGCCGGCCGCACCGTTGGTGAGAGCCGGCCGGTGGGCGCCGACTTCCGGGCGAAGCTGCTCGGAACGACCACCCGCTGACACGCCATCATCACTGAGCCGCCGCTGCCCGCCAGGGGCGGCGGCGTTTTGCTTATGCAGTCCAAGAGCGCATTCTCTCGAACATGCGCCGCACGGCATAGCTGCGCGCCACGGATACGAGCGTGAATAGAACGCCGATCAACAGATTGTCGCTCAGGGACACCTGCAGACCGAACAGCGGGAAGACTGCGATCTGGGTCAGCACGGCCACGCCGTAACCGATCGCGACATTGCTCAACGCCTCGATCAGGGACATTCGGCGCGACTGCATCATGCGGCGTCCTGATCGCTGTCATGAGTGCCGACGCGCTCGGTCTTCACCTCGTCGAAGCTGCGATTCTCGCCCTCCAGCCTTGCCGATTTCCCGGTGAAGGCCTGCCAGCGGTTGACGATCACGTCACAAAAGGTCTCGGAGAGCTCAAGCCCGAAGACGCGTCTCCCCGTGCGCTCGCCTGCGATGATCTGCGAGCCCGAGCCGGAGAACGGCTCGTAGCAGATTTCGCCTGGCACCGTGTGCAGTTCCATCGGCAGCGTGAATACGCGCACCGGTTTCGAGGTCGGGTGCTCGCGCGTCTCGATCTCACTCGACGGGATCGACCACACCGTCGTCGGCCAGTTCTCGAAGCCTTCGCGGTTGACGCGCGGCTTGTTGCCCGAGCGCCAGCCGAACAGGCACGGCTCGTGCGCCCACAGCATGATCGAGCGCGTGAGCACCGGACGGCTCTTGGCCCAGATGATCTGCTGGTGATGCAGCACGTCGAACTTGGACCAGCAGGCTTCCAGCATTGCCTGGCGCCGCGAGGCATGCCAGCAATACCAGGCCGCGTCCTCCTTGATGGCGCAGTCGATGGCGACCTGCATGAAGGCCTCGTAGAACTGCGGCCCCTGGGATGAATCGTCCCAGTGCTTCTGCTCGATGTAGTCGTCGGACCAGTCCTTGTTCGCGATCTTCTTGGCGCGGGCGGACGCGTTCTTCTTCGTCGGATGGTTGGTGCCGTCATAGTCGACGAGATAGGGCGGATCGGTCGCGAACAGCGCGGCGCGCTCGCCGTTCATCAGGCGGGTGACGTCCTCGGCCGAGGTCGAGTCTCCGCAGAGCAGGCGGTGGTCCCCGAGGATCCAGAGATCGCCGCGGCGGGTGACGGGCGTGGCGGGCGGCTCCGGAACCTCGTCTTCGTCCACCAGCCCCTCGACGGGCGCCTCGGCCAGGAGACGGGCCAGTTCGTCGTCCTCGAAACCGGTCAGCGCCAGGTCGAACTCGTCGAGCTTCAGATCGGCCAGTTCGAGCTTGAGCAGCTCGTCGTCCCAGCTCGCATTCTGATGCGAGCGGTTGTCCATCAGCCGGTAGGCGCGCAGCTGCGCCGGCGTCAGGCCATGCGCGACATGCACCGGCACGCTCGTCATGCCGAGGCGCTTGGCCGCCTCGTAGCGGGTGTGACCGACGAT